CTACTGGGCAGTCTGAGGAAAACCCGATGTCCCTACTTATGTACGTGGGGCCGAAATTGGGAGTTTGCAACATGGGCAAGGGCCGCAAGCCGACGCCTAAACCGCTACTTAAGCTTCGCGGGACTCGCGTTAGAGGTCCGCACAAGTCTGGAATCGAAGCAGTTCCAGGCATCCCGCCTGCTCCGCACTGGCTCTCTGATCTTGGCCGCGAAGAGTGGGAGCGGATCGTGCCGATGCTCGAGGCGTCCAGAGTAATGAGCCCCAGGCACCAGCAAACGCTGGCCGCTTACTGCGACTCGCTCGCTGACATGATTGAGGCAGACAGGGAGCTCAAGGCCAACGGGGCCACGTTCATGGACGATAAAGGTAGGGTAACCAATCACCCTGCGTGGAACCGCAAACGAGACGCGAGAAACCAGATGCTGAAGTTCGCGGCCGAGTTCGGCCTGACGGCCTCGGCTCTGGCCCGCGTCTCGGCGGCTGAGAATGGCCCGCAAGCAGACGAAGAAGACCGGCTCATGTTCGGCTGAAAAGCCGTGCAAGGTTTGTGCCTCGTGCATCGCAGTGCGGTTCTTTGAGAAGCACCTGACGCACGCCAAGGGCGAGCTCGGCGGCAAGCCGTTTCTGCTGCAGCCGTGGCAGCGTAACTACGTGCGAGCCCTGTTTGCAGAAGAGAACGGCCGCAGGAAGGTGCGCACCAGCCTGCTTGCGTTGCCTCGCAAAAATGGGAAGAGCACGCTTGCTGCTGGAATAGCTTTGCGATGCCTACTAGAGCCTGAGCCCGGTTGCGAAGTGTACTCCTGTGCTGCCTCAAGGGATCAGGCTAGGTTGGTCTTCGATACCGCAAAGATCGCGGTTGAGCAGTCGCCAACGCTATCGGCACAGTTGAAGGTGTACCGAAACGCAATCGTCCGAGAGTCAACGCACGCTACCTACAAGTCACTTTCCGCCGAGGCTGGATTGCAGCACGGGCTTTCGCCGCATGCCGTGGTTTTTGATGAGCTCCACGTAAGCAATCGTGAGATGTGGGAAGTGATGCTGTCTGGCCAGGGAGCTAGACGCAACCCGCTGACGGTGGCATTGACTACCGCAGGCTATGACCGAAAAAGCGTCTGCTGGGAAATCTGGAAATACGCAGAGGCTGTGGCAGCCGGGGCCGTCAAAGACGATACGTTTCTGCCGATGATATGGGCGGCAGAGCCTGCTGCGGACTGGAAGCTAGAAAGCACTTGGGCATCTGCTAATCCCAACCTGGGCGTTTCGGTGCGTCTTGATTTCCTCCGCAGCGAATGTGCTCGAGCGGTTGAGATGCCGACGTATGAGAACACTTTCCGGCAGCTGTATCTAAACCAGTGGACAGAGCAGAGCACGAGGTGGCTGCGGATGGATCACTGGGCGCAGGGCGACAAGCCTTGCCCTGTGGATCTCGCTGGCCGTGAGTGCTGGGCCGGCCTGGACTTGGCCACGACGTTTGACACCACGGCCCTGGTGCTGCTGTTCCCGTTGGACGATGGCACGTTTTGGATAGAGCCGCACTTCTGGATACCGAGCGACAACGCCCACCAGCGAGAGCGTCGGGATAAGGTGCCTTATCTGACGTGGCAGCGGCAGGGCCACCTGACGATGACTGATGGCAACGTCACAGACTTTGACCAAGTGCGGGCAGACATCAACGCGATAGCCAGCAAGTACCGCGTGAAGGCGATTGGCCTTGACCCGTGGAACTCGGCGCAACTCGGCCAGCAACTGCAAGGCGACGGCCTTCCCATGCGAGACTTTCGGCAGGGCTACGGTTCACTCTCAGCGCCCAGCAAACAGCTGGAGAACTGGGTTGTGGCTGGCAAGCTCTCGCACGGTGGGCACCCAGTGCTCTCGTGGCAGGCTTCTAACGTGGCGATTCAGCAGGACTCGGCAGCAGGAAATATTAAACCGAGCAAGGCCAAGAGTACGGAACGCATCGACGGCATCGTTTCGCTCGTCATGGCCATTGGCCTCTGGCAAGCAGAAACGGCACCTAAGCCGGAACAGTCCTGGGACATCATGACGCTATGAGCGAAACCGCCAGCCAAGACTTCCGCATGATCGACCTGCGTGGCATCGACTGGACTGAGAGCGGCAATCGTACGCCGTCTGGCGTGCGAGTCACGCCGGAATCAGCCCTGCAGTGCTCGGCATTCCTGGCATGCGTTCGCGTGATCTCAGAGAGCGTTGCCAGCCTCCCGCTGCTGCTCTATCGACGGCTGGTCACCGGCGGAAAAGAGAAAGCCAGCGAGCAGCCGCTGTATCGGATGCTGCATCAGGCTCCAAATCCGTGGCAGACGGCCATGGAATTTCGAGAGCAGATGACAGCCCTGTACCTAATGTATGGGCAGTCTTTTGCTGAGATTCGCCCTGGTGCTACTGGTGCTGTCTCGGAGTTGTGGCCGCTGCATCCAAGCAGGATGGAAGTGGAGCGGCTTGAGAATGGGCAGCTGCGGTATCGCTACCGTGAGCCAAACGGACGCCAGACAACCTACACGCAGGATCAGATTTTCCACTTGCGGTGGCTCACGACTGACGGCGTTGTTGGCCTGCAGCCTTCGTCGCTGAGCAGGAACGCCATCGGCCTGGCCCAGGCCCTCGAGGCCCATGGCTCAACGTACTTCGGGAACGGCGCCCGGCCCGGCATCGTGCTGGAGTCTGACAACCCGATCCCAGCCGAAGCGGCCGAGCGTCTGCGCGAGCAGTGGGAGCGGATGCACCGTGGTGCTGATCGTGCGTTCCGCACAGCTGTGCTTCCAAACGGCGTGAAGGCTCACGAGCTCAGCGGCTCAAACGAAGCTGCCCAGTTTCTTGAGACTCGCCGGTTTCAGATTGAAGAAGTCGCGCGGTGCATGAGGGTTCCATTGCACCTGCTGCAGTCGCTGGAACGCAGTACGTTTAACAACATCGAAGTCCAGGGAGTGGAGTTTGTGCAGCATTGCCTGCTGCCTCACTGCCGGCGTTGGGAATCGGCCATCAGTCGTGACCTCATCGTGGACGATGAGACGTTCTTTTCAGAGCACGTCCTGACGGGCCTGCTTCGTGGTGATCACGCGAGCCGGGCTGCCTATTTCGTCTCAGCCCTGCAGAATGGCTGGATGACAGTGAATGAGATTCGAGAGCTAGAAAACCTAAATCCGATTGGCCCACAAGGCGACCAGCACTTCATCCAGTTGAACATGACCACGCTAGAGAAGGCAGGCGAGCCACAGCCGCAAGATCCGCAGCCGATGCCGCAGGACGCGCAGCCAGCACGGTCTTTGCGTGCCATGACGATCAGCATTGACTACGACAAAACTTTTTCCAGCGACCCGGCGATGTGGGGCGAGTTTGCGAAATCCTCAGCCGCAGCAGGCAATCAGGTTGTGATGATTTCACGTAGGCCAGACACCGATCAGGACCGAAAAGAAATCACTGACGCACTTGGCGAATACGCCGCGAGTTTTTCAAGCGTGCTGCTTGTTGGTGATCAACTCAAAGACTCTGCCGCAAAGGCTGCAGGCATAAGCGTTGACGTATGGGTGGATGACTCTCCGCAGTTTGTGAAGCAACAGGAGCCGACGAATGGAACTTGAGCGCCGCTGCCTTGCGTTTGATGAGTGCCCAGAAGCCGAGCTCACCATTGAGACTCGCGCCAACGGCACGCAGGTGCTGACGGGATATGCCGCCGTCTACAACCGCTTCAGCCTTCCGCTGCGTGAAGGCGGCTCGCAGTTCCGCGAGATCATCCTGCCCGGCGCATTCGATAAAGTGCTCAACCGCCAGCGTGGCAAAAGCGACGTTGTGGCGTTGCTGAATCACAACCCTGACTTGATTCTCGGCCGTTCAGCCAGCGGCACGCTGGAGCTAACCAGCGATGACAAGGGGCTGCGGTATACCGTCATTCCGCCAGACACCCAGGTGGGGCGTGACACCATGGAACTCGTCAGGCGTCGTGACCTCAAGGGAAGCAGTTTCGCGTTCAGTCTTGAGCCAGGAAAAGGAGACAAGTGGACGAGCGATGAGCAAGGCGCAGTCAGAGAAGTGCGGGAAGTCAGTTCGCTCGTAGACGTTTCCGTGGTTCTGACGCCTGCCTACCCGGCAAGCAGCGTCACCGTTGCCCAGCGTTCGTATGAATCGTGGCTTGCGTCGCAGGCCACCGAAGAGCCGGCAGCCCAGGCGGTTCACTCGCGTTCGGCTCTGCGGGGCGTCGCTGCCGCCTGGTCTGCCATTCTTAGGCTCAAGAATGTCTGAACCACGCTGCACATGCGGCGAACGACTGAAGACGAGAAGCAGTCGCCCATGCGGTGACGAGCGGCAGCGGTACCTGCGTTGCCCAAGGTGCGGTGCTCGCGGTGTTGTGTTTGTGAAAACAACACTTTCTGAAGTGCGGTTCTGCAAGGACAGGCACCGCTAGAGGCAAAGTGGATTCCATCGGCAATACCGCCGGCGGAGACAATCCACGTGGACAACCTCAAGAAGCTTCAGGACGAGGCCGTTAACCTCGCCAACCGTATCGACGCCGTGCGTGCGATCGAGAGCACCGATGCCGACAAGATCGCTGAGCGTGACCTTGAACTCGAGACGCTGAATAGCGACGCCGTAAAGCTCGCCAAGAAGATCGACTTTGAGAAGTCGGTGGCGGAAGCATCCAAGAACCTCCGCAGCGTTGTCGATCGCTGCACGCCGGCTCCCGAAGTTCGGGCCGACGAGCCGAAGACGCGCGTCGAGGCCGTTCCGTTCCACGGCAAGCTGCGTGCGTTCAAGTCCGCCGAAGATGCCTACAAGGTTGGCCAGTGGTTCAAGGCTAAGAGCGGAGACGCGGACGCCAAGCGGTGGTGCCAGGATCACGGCGTCGAGAGCCGTGCCCAGGGCTCAACCGGCTCCACGACCGGATCGGCGTTCGTGCCAGACATCCTTGAGGCGACCGTGCTGCGGTTGGTCACCGAGTTCTCGGCATTCGCGTCCAACGCGATGAGCGTGAACATGGCCTCTGACTACGTGCTTTTCCCGAAACGCACTGGCGCTGCCACGGCCTACTGGATCAACGAGAACGCCAGCATCACTGCCAGCGATCCGACCAGCACCCAGGTGTCGCTGACTGCGAAGAAGGTCACTGGCGCTGTGGTGCTTGCGAACGAGCTCCTTCGGGACTCCATCGTGAGCATCTCGGACTGGCTCGCTGCTGAGCTCGCCCTTGGCCTCTCGCAGGCTGTGGAGAGCGTGGCGTGGAACGGAAACCCGTCCAACGCGCCGAGCGTTGCCGGTCTGGCCACTGGCTACACGGGTGGCCTCTACGCCGCTTCGGGCGTCACCTATGCGGCCTCGCTGAAGGTTGCGGCTGGCGACACTCCAGACGAGGTGACCAAGGCCGACATGCTCGCCCTGATGGCTGCTCTTCCGCAGCACAGTCAGGCGGGTGCCAAGTGGTACTGCTCGCCGTTCTTCTTCGCCACCTGCATGCAGGCTCTCGACTACGCTCAGGGCGGTTCGGTCGGCCTGACGCAGGGGCTCGGCCTGACGTTCATGGGCAAGCCCGTGGTGCTCACCGACCAGCTGCCTGCTGGTACTGACAGCACCGGAAAAGTCATGGCCATCTACGGCGACCTGATGAACTCTTCGATCTACGGCGTCCGCCAGGGCATCGAGATTGCCAGCAGCGATCAGGTCAACTTCCTGAGCGACCAGAGCGTGATTCGTGCCGTGGCCCGCGTGGCCATCTCGCACCACACGCTTGGCGACGCCACCAACGCCGGCCCGGTCATCGCGCTCGTGGGTGCGTGAGCCTGACGGCTTGACGAGTGTGCAATCTTGAGCGGGCGGCTTCCGCGACGGGGCCGCCCGCTCTCTCTTTTGAGGCACGCATGCTGGTCAAGGTAGGTGGCACCGAAGTCGATATTAGAGTCGAGGCCGTACTGAGCATGCCTAGGCTCTCGTTTACGGCCAATCACTTCGCATGGGCTCAGGCACTCATGCCGCTCGGCATTCGCCCTACGATGGGCACGGGTGCGTTCTGGAGTCAGGTTTCCACCCGTGTTTATGAGCAGTTCATTGATTCTGCGGAATATCTCCTGGCCATTGACTACGACACGTTCTTCACAAAGCAGGACGTTGAACAACTCTTTGCCATGGCGATGACGTTTCAGTGCGACGCCATCACGGGCCTGCAGACGAAGCGGGAGGACGGGCGCCCGATGCTGACGTTGAAGGGCACGCTGGACAATCCGCCAGATGATGGGCACACGCAACTTCCCGTGTCGTGGTTTGCAGAGCCCGTGCAGGAAGTGGACACCGCCCACTTCGGGCTCACCGTGATCAGCACCGCCGCACTCAAGCGGATGAAGAAGCCATGGTTTTGGAGCAAGCCTGACGGAGATGGCTCTTGGAACGACGGCCGGATTGATGATGACATTTGGTTTTGGCGGCAGTGGAGAGACTCTGGCAACCGTGTCTTCGTCTCGCCGCGTGTCGTTTTGGGCCATGGGGAATACGTGGTGACGTGGCCCGGCAAGAACCTTGCTGCCCCGGTTTTTCAGTGGACTACTGAGTTCACGAACACGAACAAGCCGCCGGAATCTGCATGGAGTGTGGGGCAATGACGAAACTTAGATTCACACGCGCGTGGCGTGGCTATGCCAAGGGACAGACGGCAGACGTTCCTGGCGGGCTCGCCCAGCAGCTGATCGCCCAGCGTGTAGCAATCCAAGACCACCAAGGCACGCTGCTCGAGACGGCGGCCCTAGAGCCGAAGACGGAAACCGCAGACGCCACGCCACGACGGAGACGCAAGAGTGAGCGAGAGTTACCAGACGCTTCGCGTCGCCACTCAGCCGGCGGTTGAGCCCGTCACGGTTGCGGAGGCAAAGAGCCATCTGCGGGTTGATACCAGCACGGATGACGCCTACATCGGCACGCTTATCACCGCTGCCCGAGAGTGGACCGAAGCGTATCTGAATCGCTCGCTGATTCATCGCCAGTACGTGATGACGCTGGAATCGTTCCCGCATGACGAGGACGAGGTTTCGCTGCCGATGCCGCCCATGGCTACGGCCGGAACGACCACGGCTGTGAGCCTCACCTACACGCTCCAGAGCGGTGCAACAGCCACGCTCTCCACGTCCACATACCGAGTGAGCCGCTACAGCACGCCCGGCGAGATTCAAACGATCTACGGCGGGACGTGGCCGGCGAATCAGATTGAGGATGAAAACGCCATCAGCGTGACGTGGTGGGCCGGCTACGGTGCCACGGGCTCAAGCGTGCCAGCGTCGATACGGCACGCCATCCTGATGCTCGTTGGCTACTGGTACGAGAACCGCAGCACCGTGCTCGTTGGCAGCATCAGCAAGCCGCTAGAGTTTGCTGTGGAATCGCTTCTCTCGTCGCAGAAATGGGGCAGCTACCAATGAGCCTTGAAGGACGAATTAACGTAGACGTGCTGTTCCACGATAAGGACGGCACGGCATCGCTCAAGGTAACGAGCCTGCAGGACTCGAAAGCCTACACCACTGGCAAGGTTGCCATCGTGAGTGGTACGTGCGGCACTAGTGCCGTGACTATCCAAGTAGCGCCTACATCCTACAGGGACTCAAGCGGCGCTTTGGTTTCGTTCTTTGAGATTCAGCGCTTCGTAATTAAGTCCGGGCCTGCTGCCTTGGTGGTAAATAACCCATCTGTAAACATTGACGCAAACTCTTTGACAGTTGTCTCGGACGCCACTGGCGATTTTAGTGATGCCGGGCAACTGCCTACGGTGCGAACGCAAGCGGGAACGTCCTCGTACACCATTGCGATGTACGGCACATGATTGACGCTGGCAGCCTCCGCGAGCGTGTCACGGTGCAGCAGGCGTCCGAGTCTCGGAACGCTCTCGGGGAAACCGTGCTCTCGTGGGCCACGTTCGCTGAGCGTTGGGCCAGCGTGGAAGGCGTATCTTCCCGTGAGCTTCTGCAATACGGGCAGCAGCAGATTGAGGTTTCGCACCGCGTCCGCATGCGGTATCTCACGGGCCTGACTCAGTCCATGCGGCTTGTCTGGCGTGGCCGCACGCTGGAGATCGTTAGCCTGCTTGAGCACGGGAACCGAAGCGAGCACGAGCTCATCTGCCAAGAGGGCGTGTAATGGCCGTTGCTGGCGTGTATCTGTCGCTGGATACGTCCGAGCTCGTGCGGCTACAGCAGTCGCTGGGCAAGGTATTCGATAACGAAGGGCTTGCTTCAACGCTAGCGGAAGCCCTCGAAAGGGCTCTTGATCCTGCGGCACGCCGGCTGCGAGAGAACACGCCTGTAGGGCCAACAGGCAATCTAAAGCGTGCCGTGAATATGAAGGTTGTGGAGTACAAAACCAGCGGCGTGGCTGTGGGGCTGATTGGCTACAACCTGGCCGGGGTTGGAAAAACAAATAGCGCCGCAGGTGGCTCAGTGCAGGCCGGGCCAGACAGGGCTTTTCATCAGTGGTGGCTTGAGTTTGGCACGAAGCAGCGAGTGGTTTCCAAGCTCTCAAACAAGCCCTACCAGCGGAAGGCTCACCAAAGAACGATGAAGTCTGGCAAAGTGGCCAGCATCAAGGCTCACCAAGTCTCTGGGCAAAACGCCTACATCGCATCGTCCTACAGCGAGTTGGGGCAGTTCAAGATGATGAAGACGCCCCGCGTGCCGCGAGGGGAGAGCGGCCAGCGAGTGCAGACAGATCCTGCCTACCCAAAAGCGTTTTTCCAAAAGTCCAAGACGCCTATCGTGATTCCTGCCATGAATCCTGGCGGCAGCGGGGAGCCGCCGCTGCGAAAGACTTGGAACGAGTACCAAGGCAAGGTGGCTGAGCGGCTCACGTCTGAACTACGGATTTCTCTTGAGCGTGCCTTGGAGTCGCTCACGTACACCAGCACCGGCAGCGTCACTGGTGCCACCATCCAGGCTGGAGGCTAGCCGTGCTGAAGTCACCAGAGCAGGCAGCTGCTCGAGCACTCGTTGCAGATCCCGCCGTGGCCATGATTCTTGGCCAGCGTATTTGGCCCGTGATCGCACCGGCGTCTGCGTCCCTGCCATTTGCCACATGGCGACGCACGGGCGTCGCTCGCTCGCAGGGGCTGTCTGGCCCGATCGGTGCCACGTCTGTGCAGTTGGCGGTGGACGTGTTTGCCACCACCTACGAAGAGGCCCGCGAGGCGGCAGACCGAATCCGCTCAGTTCTGGATGGATGGGGCGGGCAAGTGACAGACTACGTAAGCGTTCGGAACGTCAGCCTCGAAACTGAGTCTGACGGCTTCGTGCAACTCGCTGGCGGTGACTTACCGCCCGTTTATCAGGTGACGCAATCGTTCTCAATCCTCTGGCAGGAGACTTAGCAGATGGCCTTCGAGACGCCGCATGATGGTTCCGGCACAGTCCTGACGTGGAAGAGCACCACGTACACAGTCACCAACGTTGTGGTCAGCATGACGGACCCAACTGCAACTGCGGACAAGATCTCTGTTTCGCACCTGGGACAGACCGTTGGAGAAACTGCCAAGACGCTTGATTACCCTCTGGCCGGCGCGGCGTCTGGTGACACTGGCCAAACCGTGCAGTTTGACTACATCGGCAAGACGCTGATTACCGACAAGGACACCGGAACCATCTCCATCACGATCGGCGGCACGTCGCTCCTGAGCCGTGTCGGCACCGTCAACTCGTCGACGCTGACGCTGGCGACGCAGGATGCGATCCGAGGCCAGGCCACGATCCGCATTGCCCGTAGCTAGTCCGTGACGGAGGCCCGTCATGGCTGACTACTCAGCGGGCGTTACGGCTACATGGAACGGCGTGAACTTCGGTGAGGTTACGGAGATCTCCGTAACGCACGGCGGTGCTCTTCCATTGGCTCGCGCCAGTACGTGGGCGCTTGACATTGGCACTATAGAGATGAAGTGCCTAACCACGGCGAACATCTCCACTGCCAACTACGGCAAGCGTGCGCAAGTCACCATCACTGGTGGCGGGCTCGCGTACTCTGGCAAGGCCGTGCTTGAGAAGTTCACCATGGCTGGCGTGGTCAACGATGTGTCCCGGTACGCCGTGACGCTAAAAGTCCAAGGCTAGGAGCAACCATGCTGAGCGTTTCTGAACTTGCTGCCCAGATTCTCGCGGCTGACGATCTTCCCGTACTCAAGGTGACGGTGCGTGAATGGAAAGGCAGTGACGGCAAGCCGCTGGTGCTTGGCGTTCGCGTCATGACGGTGGAAGAACGCGACTCGTACGAGAAGGAATGGATCGGGAACAAAGAGCGTGGCATCGACAACTTCCGGACGAAGTATTTAGCCCGCTGCCTTTGCCATCCCGAAAGCGGCGAGCGTCTCTTTGATGAGGCCGGCATCGAGCAGCTGTCGAAGAAGTCTGCGTCCATCGTCTCAAAGCTTTTTGAAAAAGCCATGAAGCACAACAACATGACCGAAACCGACGTGGAGGAGCTAGCAAAAAACTAAGCGTCCGTCCGACGAGACGTTTTCTGTTTCGTCTGGCGGGGCACTTAGGCATGACGGTTCGGGAGCTATCCCGTCGCATGGATTCGCAGGAGCTCACTGAGTGGATTGCGTTTACCCGCTACTTCCACGCTCTTCCTGATCCATGGCGGCAGACGGGCCTGCTGACGAGTGCCGTGCTTGCACCGTACTCCCAGCACGGCAAGGCACCGAAAGCAGACGATTTCAACCCCATTGAGAAACCACCCCAGCACGCAGACGAGATGAAGCGGGAGTTGCAGAAACTCTTGGCATTCCCTGAGTAAGCAATGGCAACTATTCTCTCACTCGCGCTGAAGGTGAACGCCGACGCCTCTGGCGTGGTGAAGAATCTGACGCCGGCTGAGCGGGCGCTTGAGAATCTGGCCAAGCAGGCGAGCAAGGCCACCAGCGTTTTTGACGAGTTTGCTAGCACAAGTGCGGCTGCGGCAAACGCTCAGTTCAATGCATCCAAGTCCATGGCCGACTTGGCCGACAGCCTCAAGCGTGGCGAGATCAGCGCCCAAGAGTTTGCGTCACAGTACGCAGACCTGGCCGACGAGATCAACAAAGAGGCTGCCGCTTTTAAGCGGGCAGCCCAGATCACTGAAGCCAATATCTCGCCGGCTGAGAAGTACGGACGCACGGTTGCTGAACTTGACGACCAAGTGCGGATGGGCCGCATCTCGCAAGAGACGTACAACCGCGCTCTAGAAAAGGCCAAGGGCGATCTCGACAAGACTTCTACTGCCGTTGCCAAGACCGACAAGGGCATGGAGTCTCTTGCCAGGAATACAAAGATTCTTGCCGGCATCGAGATTGGCCGCCTGTTCTTAGACGGGCTCTCGGCCATTGGGAACGTCTTTCAAGATATTGGCTCTCGCGTCACGTCGCTCGTCTCTAGCGTCAACTCGTCTATCGACACGCTGAACGACTTCTCTGCCCGTACTGGCATCGGCGTTGAGGCGTTGCAGGGCTACTCGCTCGCGGCCAAGTTGGCCGGCGTTGATACAGAGCAGTTCGGTGCAGCGGTTCAGAAGTTGGCAGTGAACATCGGAAAGGCTACGCCTGGGGACGCGCTCGACAAGTCGCTGCGTGGCATCAACCTGTCGGTACAGGAGTTGCGCGCCCTCGCGCCGGAAGACCAGTTCTCTGCCATCGGAAATGCCATTTCGCAGCTGCCGACTGCTGCTGAGCGTGCAGCTGCTGCCGTGGAAATCTTTGGCAAGCAAGGCGCAGCGCTCGCCCCGCTCTTCCGCGAAGGTGCCGCCAGCATTGAGGAGCTCAAGGCCCGTGCTGAGCGGCTTGGCATCATCGTCAGCGAAACGCAGGTAAACAACGTCGCTGACATGAATGACGCTTTTGATTTGGTGCTTGCCACTATCAACGGAATTATTGGCCAAGTTATCGGCAATCTTGCTCCCGCCGTCACGGATGTCACAAACCAGTTTCTACGATTTGTAGAGGAGTGGAGCGGGGCGCAGGGGCAAGGCGGCACAGGCATTGCCAACGCCATCACTGACGTACTGCTGCAAGGTGCGGAATACTTCGCTGGAATATTTGATGCGTTTATTGGAAACTTCTCTGGCATCATCGTCTCTGCCGAGTCTGTGTCATCTACGTTCACGGTTGTGACGCAGGGGCTGCTCGGGCTAAGCGAAACATTCCGTGCTGTCTTCAATGTGTTTCAACTGGCAGGGAATGCTCTTTCTGCTGCGCTCGGAAAGTTGCTTGAGGCTGTTGGCAAGTACGTCAGCAAGGATCTCAAGGAGTACGGTGCAGAGCTTCAGAGGCAAGCGCAGCTCGCAACGCAACAGAATTCACGTGATCTTGAGGACGCTGCTTCACGGGCAGGCCAAGCATTCGGAAACATGATCACGGGAGGTGCCGCTGACGCTGGTGCCGCCGGCCAAGGTGCCGCTGTGTCGTACGTGTCTGGGTTGCGCGATGAAATCAGGCGTCAACGCATCCCGGAAGTGAAAGTTGCCCTTGACCTTGGCAACGCTCAAGAGCGGCTTGATGCCTACTTTAAGAAGGCTGATGGCGGTGGCTCTGCTTTCTTGAAGCAGTCAGCCGACACGGTTGCCAAGTTCCAAGAGATGACAGCCGCCGGCGGCCTGACGGCAGACCAGATTGAGATCATGAACGGGTTCATGAAAAACGTGAACTCAGAGCTAGACCAAGAACTAGCAAAGAGGCAGGAGGCCGCTGACGCTGCCATTGCCCAGGCCGACGCTGACAAGAAGCGGCTTGACCAACTGATGGAGACAAAGGACGATGGGGCACGGATTGAAAACGACTTGCTGACGGTTCAACGTGAGCAGGCCCGCGTCTCTGAGCAACTCGCTGCAGCGAGAGCGGCCAACAATCAGGCCGACGCCGACGCAGCAGCTGCTAGGCAGGCCGAGCTTGACCAACTCACGGCCAAGCTTGAGGAAGAGCAGCAGGCTCTCGAGCAGGGTTTTGGTGCTGGCTTCAACGCAGCCTTCCAGTCGGTTGACCAGAACATTAGCCAACTGATTGCCAAGTCACAGGAGTTCGGCCAAGCCGGATTCGACGCAGCCCTGCGTCTGCAGGAAGGAATCGCTGCGGCACAGCAGCAGGCAAAGGATGGAATCCTGAACGCTGAGGCATTCAACGCCGAAGTGCAGCGGCAGCAGGACCTCTACAATCAAGAGCTCGCCAATATTGAAAAGCTTGCAAATGAGCGAAAGACGATCAACGAATACGTTGACCAGCAACTTGCTCTTCAGCAGTTTGGTGGAGATCAAGGACGGCTTGCCGCTTCACAGCGTGTGCTTGAGATTGAGCAAGAGATCGTGCGAGTTCAAGAAGAACTAAAGAAGGCACGCGAGGCTGGGAATAAAGAAGAGTCCGACGCAGCCGCCAGAAGACTTGGTGAGCTTGATCAAGTTAAGGCTAAGGAAGAAGACATAGCGAGCGGTCGCGGCAAGCAAGAAGAAGAAATCCGCAAGCAGCAAGACGCTGCCCTGACGGCGTACCAGCAACAGCAGCAGCAGGCGCAGCAAGCCTACGCCCAGGAGCAGGACCGCATATTTGAAGAGCAGCGCAAGGCCGCCGAGGCCGAAGCAAAGCGGCAGGAGGAGCGGCTTGCAAAGTTGAACACGCTCGGCGCTCAGTCCATCCAAGTGGCTGACATCCGCAACACCGAGAGCGCCAACCTTGTGCTCCAACTCGGTGCGGCTGCCCAAGATCCCGCACTGATTCAGCAGCGGCTGCAGACTAAGCTGCTCGAGAAGATCGCCCTTGGCATTGGCCAGGCGGCTAGCAACTACTTCAATCAGCCAGTCGCCATCGTTGGCTACGCTGACGTGGGAGGCATCTGATGGCCATACAGTCTTGGCGTGAGCTTGCACGCACCTCTGAGGGCGAGGTTGGCACATCTACAAAAGCGGTACGGACGTTCGTGCTGACGCTTGCGGACAACACCCTAGAGAACAACCCGCCGACAGAGCAAGAGCTCATCACCACGCTTGGCCTGGACAACTGGGGTGCGGCTCATCCATCGCTCTCGTTTCTTGGGCTCAGGAAAGTCATCACCACAGAACGTCACTCAGACTCTCCGTACCACGTCCAAGTGGTTGCCGAGTACGGGCTCATAACCGCCAATGAGCTTCTAGCCCCAACGTCACGCACGGCAGAGTGGACGTTCGCTGCCGAGCCTGCCCAGGTGCCAGCCTTCTACTACTGGGACGGCACGACACGCAGGCCGCTGGTGAACTCAGCCAACGACTACTTTGAGGGGCTCACGACTGAGGAGCAGATTGTCAGGGCCACGATCAAAAAGAACTACGCCAACTTTCCAGCGTCTCAGATGCAGGCCACTAACCAAATCAACAGCGGCGACTATTTCGGCTGCCCTAAGCATTCGTGGAAAGTCGCTGGCGTCAACTCCACCTACACGATTGAGTCATACAACAACGTCGTCTACACCTACTGGGCAACGACGTGCGAGATCCTGTACCGAGAGAGTAAGTGGAACCTGCAGCTGCCTGACGTTGGATGGAACTTCATTGGCGGCGGACAGAAACGCCGCGCCATGGTTTTTGACTTTCAGAATGGCGAGTGGGTTGCTTCTGCCAATCCCGTGGCACTTGATGGAAATGGCAATCAGTCATCTGGGTTCCCCGCCATCCTAGAGCGGCGAGTCAACGCCGAAACAAACTTCTTAGCACTCTTCGGCACACCGCCGACCTGACGCATGGCCCGAAAAAAACCTTTCGACGCGGTGCAGTTCACTCGGGAAAGCGCCGAGCGTGTGGCTCGTGTCGTTCGCCAGGCCGAGCTCACGCCGCAGGCTGCTTCTCCGCTGACGTTTGATAAGCGTTTCGCTGATCGCATCCCGAAGCAGGTGCGGGCCGCGACGTTCTCAGGTGCGTGGCCGATTGGCAGCGTCAAGACGATTACGTTCAAGTATGCGCCGACCGCTACGGCTAATGTCTCGAACCTGTCGTGGCCCATCACATTCAATCACGTCGCACCTGAAGATTGCATCGTTGGCAGGGAAGGCACGTCGTGGTGGCTGGTAGTGCCAGTGTTGCAAACCGCCACGGCGGTATTTGTGACACAGACCGTGCAGCGGACGTTTGTCAGCGGCACGTCATCTCAGCAGATTGTTTCTGATGTCAACATCAGCGCGTCGCTCAATACCGGCAACTGCTCGATCACGATAGGAAAGACAGCGACAACCGCCACCATCACTGTTGCTTCTGGCACCGCTACAGCGCAGTTTATTGCGTCCTCGTACACGGCGACGTTCCTCAGACTGCGGGTGCCGTAATGGGATGCCCGTGCTGCGAGAAGTGCCGTGGCTCATGCTCAACGTCGGAGGACTGCGCTGAAGGATGCCGGTGCGAAGGAGGGCAGTGCGTCCAAGCGTGCGCCGAAGGATCGAAGTACTGCACTCAAATCATTGGCAACGACTATCCCGAGTGCTTTGAAATCATCCGGTCTGAGACTGTATGCAGCGGAGCCTATTTCCAAGAAACGCGCTCGTTTGGAGATTGCAATCCGATCCTCTCATTCAAGGGAAGGTGCTCAGATCCTGCGTTTCCGAATGTCCCATCCGCGTACGACAACTGCTATTGCGTGAGCATGGAAAGCAGCTGTCTGAACTACGCATACACAATACAGACAGACCCCGAAACAGGTGCTTGCACTTGCCTCAAGTTCATCATCGTCATCCGCTACAGAACGGTGGATTTTGTTTTCAATGCCGCAACCTGCCAATGGATGAAGGTGAATGAGCGTTTGCGGACGGAACTCGGTAGTTGCGACGGATTCGGCGATTGCGGATGTCCTGAGCCGCCTACGTGCGATCCGCCCGCCATCGGCAACAGTTATCCCGGATGCACTGATCTCTGCGATCCGTTCCCATGATTACCGGCCCGCGCGTCAAGTTTGAAATGCGGTGCGTCGAGCGTGGTTACACGTTCGACGACGTGCGGCCGTGCATCGTGAGCGAGGACGGCGACACGATCACCGTAGACGAGACGCACCCGGCGTACCCGCGGCCCAAGCCCGGCCTAGGCGACATTGTGGCCGCCGGGCTCTCTGCCATCGGCATTACCAAGGAGCGTGTCTCTGCCGTCGTTGGCGGTGACTGTGGCTGCAGCAAGCGTCAGGAGAATCTGAACGAACTCGGCCGCAAGCTGGGCATCGGTTGACAACCCTGCCAACCTACGGGCAAAGGAGCGGCCAGTGCCCGAGGATCACGTCTTCACGCTGAACGGGGATGAGCGTTGGCTTGTCCGGTTCACTGATCTCAAGGGCCAGGCTTACGGCTACACCTACAGCCAGAAGTCAAAGCGGCCACGCATCTTGATTCACAGCGGGCTTAAAGGCCGGCACCGCCTGACGATCATCGCCCACGAGTTGCTGCACGCTCTATTCCCCACAGCCAGCGAAGAGCACGTCGAGCAGGCCGGTAAGGATATTGCCAAGGTTCTCTATGCGCTGAACTTCCGAGAGGTGACTGATGGGCCGTAGCGCTGGGACATTCCGCCGCAAGAACGCGAGCGACGCCTGGAACGTCACGAGCCTAGATGGCAGCGTCACCCGCATAGACTTCAACACCCGTCTCTGGGTGCTGCTCTCCAGTGACTGGCATTGGGACTCGGTGAAGTGCAACCGCGAGAAGTTGTCTGCGGATCTCACCAAGGCCCGTGAACTCAACGCCGCAGTGCTCAGCATTGGCGACCACTTCGACGCGATGGGTGGCAAGTACGATCCCCGCAGCAATGGCAAGTGGGACGTTAGGCCAGAGTTCCAAAAGGGCAACTACTACGATGACATCGTTACGCAGTGCGCCGAGTACCTCGAGCCCTACCGCGAGCAGATGGCGCTGATCACGCCGGGAAACCATGAGACGGCTGTGCGAAAGCGGATGGAGACGTGCCTGACCACGCGGCTCGTGGAGCAGCTGCGGGTGCGTGGCAGCAAGTGCCGGGCCGCAGGCTACTCGGGCTGGGTGATGTTCCGGGCCAGTGCCAGCAAGACGAGCGTGGCACTGTACCGATTGTGGTACCACCATGGCTACGGTGGCGGTGGCCCGGTGACTCGCGGCGTCATCGACTACAGCCGCTATCTCACGGACGTGGACGCTGACTGCGTTCACGCCGGGCACGTCCACCAGCGGACGCTGATTGAGGCCAGCCGGCAACGGCTCTCGCCTACGGGGCTCGTGCGAGTACGCCCGATTCATCTCGTCCGCTCAGCGGCGTACAAGCAGGAGTCGTTGAGCGACGGGTGGGCCGTCGAGAAGGGCATGAGCTCTCGCCCGCTTGGCGGGTGGTGGATGCTGCTGAGGTGGAACACAGATCACACCGAGTTGCGTGCGTCTTTCCACGATTCGCCACGGGATGGCAACGATGACGAGTAAGCCCACCCCCGGCAGTGATGCCGCCGTTGAGAAGGGTTGCACTTGCCCCGTGTTGGACAATCACCACGGACGCGGGTTTTTCTGGGGCACCGCCCCGATGTATTGGATTAGCGAAACCTGCCAACTTCACGCCACGCGAAAGGACGCCGATGAGTCTGACGATGGAAGAAAAAAACGCCATGCTGCGAAACGCCGTCGAGGCACGCCGCGAGGCACAGGCCGCCGGAAAGCCACATGAGGAGTGGTATAGGGATACGGAACCTATGCCAGAAGAAACTTCGGCAGAGGTTTCGCCACAGGCAGACGAGCGCTACATTGAGCACCTCAGTCGCTGGGCGGAAGAGCAGGCTGAGCTCGACGAAGCCATTGAGCGTCTGCGCGGCGACGGCATCACGCACGAGCAGCGGCCCGGCTCGCTGGCGTTTCTTGAACTGCTCGAGGAGCTGCGGACGCTGCACTACGAAAAGACCGCATCGTACGGCGGTGCGGCAGATCCGTTTGAGAACGTCACCGCGTCGGCCAAGTGCGGCGTTGAGCCCTGGCGTCGAGCGTTGTGCGACTTGTCGGATTGCGTCGTGCGGATGCAGAAGTACGCGACCGGGCAACCCGTCGACTATGAGAATGCACTGATTGATGCGGCCAACTGGGCGCTCATCTGCCTGCTGAAACTGCGAGAGGGCAAGCAGTGCTGACGCCCGACGAGCTCGCCACGATGGAGCAGGCCGCTAGACGCTTCCAAGGTGCCTACACGGGCACGAGCGGAACGCTGGCCGGCTACGTGATTCGGTTGCTCAACGAGGTGCAGCGGCTCAAGGTGGCTGCTGCGTTGAAAGAAAACGAGACGCAAGTTTCTTACCGATGACCTAGGCCAGGGCTTGAGCGGCGGCGAGTTTTCATCCTTTCCTCGCCGTCGCTCGCCCTGTGCCGGGTACGCTATTTCACGCTAATTGCGTGGCACGCAATAACGGCGAAATGCCCTACCTAGGCCTATCTTCCGGCCGCTGAGAAATGTCTGGCAGGTAGTCCAGGTTGCTTTCGCGTCCCGTGATCTCCTCGTCGTAGTAGTGGTTTTCCGCCATCTCCTCGCTGCTGTGCCCCAGCTGCTTCTTGGCAGACACACCCGCCTTCTTGAGGTAGCTGGCCGTCGATTTGCGGATGGAGTGGAACGGGTGGTAGGGAACGCCGGCTGTGCGGCATAGCACACGCAGGCTGCCGTAGATGGACAGGAACTCACGATCTTCCACCCAAGGCCACACACGCTCGCTGGGGGCCCCTTGCTGCATGGCCAGCATCTTGGCCAGTTCCGGCGTGATCGCCCGTGTAATGGTCTCTCTGTGCCCTTTGCGGGTGGCAGCCAGGAACGTGAGCGTGTGCTGCTCCAAATCCACCTGCTCCCAGCGAAGCTCGAGCACAGCGCCGATGCGCTCGCCCGTCTGAAACATGGCCAGAATCTTTGTCACCCAATACCAAGCCGCTGGCTTGCCCGCTACGGTGCCTTTCCGGTGCCGGGCGGTATCGACAAGCCTTGCAAGCTCATCGGCCCGGAAAGCCTTCGGAACGGGCTTAGGGACGCGAGGCCGTGCGTAGTCTGGGAACTCAACAAGTTCGCCGTCAGACCGCTTCCAGCGTTTCTTGGCAAGCCACGTCCACAGGCTACGCAGGTGGGCGCTGTCCTTGGCCAGCGAGGCCGGGGAGATTTTCTTCCACTTGCTGTGCTGGGTGGCCTGCCGCCACCGCAGGAACTTCGCGGCCGTCAAATCGTCAAGATCGTCAACGGTGGCCTCGTGCCCCAGGTAATCGCGGAACCTGTCCAGCGTTGCCAAATACATTTCCACTGACCTGTCAGACAGCCCCTTCAGAGGTGCCACCCTATCCACCAACAACTCCCTAAGCGTCATCGTTCGCCTCCCTTTTTCTAGTCAAAATGGCGATGCTAACGGATACTGTACAAATGTACAATCTACACCCCATCCGTT